CTCTCCACTCTCGATGCTCTGTCTACGAATTCTCTATTCCTAACGGAGAAAAGCCTGCTATTGCTGCTGGCTTCTTTGGTCGGGTTATCGATATCCTAAAAAAAGAAAATGTTACGTTTGACCAAAAAGTTGTTGCAACACTTGTAGAGAAATACTTCCCAGACTTCCGCAGGGTCTTGAACGAACTGCAACGCTATTCTGTATCTGGTACGATCGACTCAGGCTTACTTGTTAACCTAACCGAAGACAATGTTAAAGTTCTTATATCTTACCTTAAGTCAAAAGACTTCAAGGGTATGCGTAAGTGGGTAGTGGACAATATCGATACAGAGCCTGCAGCTATCTTTCGCCAGATATATGATAACCTTAATGCTTACGTTAGTCCCTCTTCTATACCACAAACCGTTCTTATCCTTGCTGACTACCAATATAAGAATGCTTTCGTTGCAGATCACGAGCTTAATATCGTTGCCTGCATGGTAGAACTAATGGCCAGCGTGGAGTTCTCATAATGAATCCCTTTGACTACCTTAACAGCATTAACTCTACCAAGAAAGATATAATGGTAGATGATGCATCTGAGAAAGGCTATAGCCCTTACATGATTAATCGTGGGCTATCCTACTTTAACGACACCGTTTTATATGCTAATGAGATGAACCGCTATCACCACCTTGATAACAAGCTTCAATATCATTTTCTTATAAATAGTATCAGACCTAGAAAAAGATTTTCTAAATGGTTAAAAAAGTCTGATCCAGGTTCGGTGGAAGTAGTAAAAGAATATTATGGCTATAGTAATGAAAAGGCTCGCCAAGTTCTTTATCTATTATCTGATATGCAAATTAATGAATTGAAGCAGAGGCTATACAAAGGTGGAAAATAATAATATTAGTGAAGTTGTTGATGACTGGACACCAGGATCAATGCTTGAAGTAACACTGAACGAACCAGATGATTTCCTAAAGGTACGTGAGACACTAACCCGTATTGGTGTAGCATCTCGTAAAGATCGCAAATTGTATCAATCTTGTCATATACTACACAAGCAAGGTAGATACTTTATTACGCACTTTAAGGAACTATTTCTTCTTGACGCTAAGCCGTCTAACCTAACGGTAAACGATATCGAACGCCGTAATACCATTGCTACGCTTCTATCAGATTGGGGTTTAGTTAGTATGGTAAGCTCTGAGAAACTACAAGTCGCACCTCTAAGACAGATTAAAGTTATATCTCACCAAGATAAAGCGAATTGGGAACTTTGTCCCAAATATAATATCGGGAACAGTTAATCCCGGTATAAATAAGTAATGAGATGCGGAATGGTCCGGTCTCATTATACTACTAACCTTGCTATAGAATAGGAGGTCATTCACATGACACTACAGCACTTTCCCACAATGGGACCATCTTTTATCGGATTCGATCGATTAATTAACCAACTCGAAAGATCCGGTAACTATAAAGATACATATCCACCCCACAACTTAATTCGTAAAAGCGAAGATGAATTTTCAATCGAGCTTGCAGTAGCGGGATTTAGTTCCAGTGATATTGATATCCAAGTAGCTAATGGGGTATTAACTATATCTTCAGACTCACAAAAAACTGTGAGTAGCCTAGACAATCAGCCAGACTATATCCACAAAGGTATATCGAATAAGCAGTTTCGTCGAAGCTTTAATTTAGCTGAATATATAGAAGTAAAGCAAGCTGGATATCAAGACGGTATTCTGACGGTAGATTTAATCAGGGTAATACCTGAAGAAAAGAAGCCTAAGAAAATCCCCATTGATACCTACGATGGCATTGTAAGTCTTGCGAACTCTGCAGCAGCGGAGTTACTAACTGAGAGTTAATATATTATGAGCAAAAAACCCCGGTATCGCTTTCCCAATCATCCGCAAGGATCAATTGCAGAAAAGATTAAGAGAAGGCGTTTGCAGATACTAATTCACTCGTGTATATATTATGTGCTAGATGATAATATTATTGCTGATGATACATTTGACACATGGAGTAAAGAATTAGTAAAACTAATGAAAGAAAACCCAGACGCATACTCCGATCGGTTTGATAAGGAATTCAAGGATTGGGATGGCGCTACCGGGTACGATTTACGACTAAGAGACCCGTGGGTAATAAGTACTGCCCAATATATACTAAACCTAGAGAGAAATAAAAAATGAATGATGTGAAAGTTATACGATTGTTTTCAGGCGAAGAAGTAATCTGTTTTGGAAAAGAAGTTGATGGAGGTTGGTCAATAGAAAAGCCTGGTATGCTAGTTCCAACAGAAAAGGGAGTTGGTATTATGGGTATGATGCCCTATACTACAATAGAGGAAGAAACTACTTTTATTAAAGATTCAATGATCGGCTTTGTAACAAACCCCGTATCAGGCCTTGAGGAACAGTTCCGATCGATTAATCAAACTATTATTGCCCCCGAGAAAAAGATATTATTATAGTTTACATCTCCTTAGAATTGTGGTATAATAGTATATATTATTAAGAATGGAGATACACTTTGAGCTTTTACACCTCAGTTGCACGGTACGGGAATTCTCTCCTGTATCGTGGCTATAATGATTCTGGACGTCGTGTCCAAAAGAAAGTAAAGTTTAAGCCTACGCTTTACATCCCATCAAATAAAGAACTTGGCTGGAAGTCCATAGACGGTCGCGATGTGGCTCCTATGGTTTTCGACTCTATGCGTGACGCTAAAGAGTTTTCAGACCGATATAAAGACGTCTCTGACTTTAAGGTATATGGTACACAAAACTATATTCACCAATATATTACTGAGACCTTTCCCGATGAATTGGTATTCAATCGCGCCTTTATAAACGTTTGCTCTATCGATATAGAGGTAGAGTCAGACGACGGCTTCCCCTATCCGGAAGATGCCTTAAAGCCAATTAATGCTATTTGCGTAAAGAATAACGTAGACAACATATACCACGTATGGGGTTTAGGTAAATATTCTGTCTCTGAATCAGAGCACGGTGATAAGATTAAGATTAGTTATACAGAATGTGCTTCAGAACGTGAACTACTAACTAACTACCTTAATTGGTGGTCTCGCGAAGAAAACTGCCCAGACGTAGTAACAGGTTGGAATTCCAGGCTATTCGATATACCTTACATTGTTAATCGTATTGGTCGAGTCTTTGGTGAGGATACTGCTAAGCAACTAAGCCCTTGGGGATTAGTCCAATATAAGCAGATCGCTATCAAAGGTAAGCAGATGGACACCTACGATATATCTGGCGTTCAGCAGATGGATTACCTTGATCTATTCCAAAAGTTTGGCTATTCGTACGGTGCTCAAGAATCCTATAAGCTTGATCATATTGCCCACGTAGTTCTTGGGGAACGTAAAGTCGACTACTCAGAATACGGTTCGCTATACACTTTATATAAAGAAGACCACCAAAAGTTTATTGACTATAACATTAAAGACGTAGAGCTCATCGATCGCTTTGAAGAAAAGATGGGTCTAATTACTTTGGCTATGACCATAGCATATAAGGGTGGCGTAAACTACTCCGACACTATGGGGACAACTGCTATATGGGATTCAATTGTATTCCGTGAGCTCAAGCGTCGTAAGGTAGTACCGCCACCTATGGAACCTAAGCAAACCAGATCCTTTGCGGGCGGTTATGTTAAAGCTCCACACATTGGACTACATGATTGGGTGGTTTCCTTTGACCTTGCATCCCTGTATCCTAACCTAATCGTACAGTACAATATGTCTCCAGAAACTCTACAGCAAGAAACTGTAGAAGGCGGTGTAGACCACTATCTAGAAAAAACCGAAAGAGTGGAATCGCAGCATTCTGTTGCAGCTAATGGATCTACATATACTAAATCCCAGCAAGGCGTATTACCAAACATTATTGTTAATTACTACGATGAACGTAAACAAGTAAAAAACGAAATGCTTGCTGCAAAACAGGAATATGAAAAGAATCCATCGATTAAGTTAGAACGCCAGATTAATCAATTAGAAAATCGCCAGATGGCTATTAAGATTCTACTTAACAGTCTCTATGGCGCTATCGGTAATGCTTACTTCCGATACTTCGATCTTAGAATAGCGGAAGGTATTACCCTGACCGGGCAACTGGCTATTCGGTGGGCAGAAAAAGCTGTTAACAAAGAAATGAATAAAATACTTGGAACCGAGGACGCTGATTATGTTATTGCCATCGATACTGATTCTGTTTATGTTAACTTTGGAAAGCTTGTTAACAAATTTAACCCCGTTGACCCAGTTGCATTCTTGGATAAGATCTGCTCTGATCACTTCGAACCAGTATTCGAACGATCCTATGGTAGCCTTGCTGAGATAACAAACGCCTATGATAACCGTATGGTTATGGATCGTGAAGCTATAGCCGATATCGGTATATGGCAGGCTAAGAAACGCTACATCCTTAACGTACACAATAACGAAGGTGTACAATATGCTGAACCTAAGCTTAAGATTATGGGCATCGAAGCTATTAAGTCTTCAACCCCTGCAGAAGTTCGTAAAGCTCTAAAGGATATATTCAAAGTAATTGTAACTGGATCGGAACCTGCTACCCAAAAAGCTATAGCAGACTTTAAAGACTACTTCCTTACCCTACCTCCAGAAGAGGTATCTTTTCCTCGCGGGGTTAACGATATAACTAAGTGGAAGAGTAACACCACGGTCTATACCAAAGGATGTCCTATCCATGTTCGTGGCAGTCTCCTATATAATAAGTGTGTTAAAGAAAAAGGTTTGGAGAAGAAATACGAACTTATCAAGAGCGGGGAAAAGATTAAGTTTTGCTATCTTAAGACCCCAAACACCCTTAGAGAAAACGTTATCTCTTTCCCCATGTACTTCCCGCCAGAACTGCAGCTCACCCAATATATAGACTACAACAAACAATTCGAAAAAACATTTCTGGATCCAATTATACCTATTCTCGAGTCTATTGGCTGGACTCATGAAGAAGTTAACACCCTTGAATCCTTCTTTAGCTAAGGGTTTACATTTTTATGGTATTATGGTATAATAGATCTATTCAAAGGAGATATAAATGACAACAGAATGGGTACAAGATATTAGTGATATGCACCGTAAGTATGGTGTACACGGATGGGTAAGCAAGAAGCTTGTTACTAAAGACAAAGAATCCCTTCGTAAGTTTCTGGAATTTCGAATTAACTTCCTAGTAGAAGAACTACAAGAAACCCAGAAAGCTTTCTCAGAGGGTGATTCAGAAGAAGTTGTAGATGGGCTTATTGACCTATGCGTTGTAGCTATAGGCACACTTGACGCCTTCGGGATCGATGCTGATAAAGCTTGGAATAAAGTTCATTGTGCTAATATGAACAAACTCATCGGTATTAAGGAAAGCAGACCTAACCCGCTAGGACTTCCAGATCTTATTAAGCCCGATGGTTGGAAAGCACCAGACCATAAAGATAATCACGGATATTTAAAAGAAACCTTTTAATGGATATTTCTCTTACACTCTTTAGCTCTGTCTGGGACAACAAGACCCACAGGCAAATGGATCTAAGTAGCTTCGACGAATTTGAAAAGCTATTATATGATTTGTCTAAGGTAGAGCTCAAAGACAAAAAATCTGCACAGCTAATCTCTCCAGCTTCCTATACAGATGGAACAACCAGATCGAATAAAAATGTTGAGGAGTGGTCAGGTTGGGCAGCTGTAGATGTAGATGATCTAGATTGCACAATGGAAACCCTAAATGATATACTTGATGAGCGCGTTGGTCTTTGGAAATATGTTTGTTATTCTACAGCAAGCTCGAAACCTGATCACCCAAAATTTCGTCTTGTCTTCGAACTTGACCGCCATATTAAGGCAGACAAGATCGGACATTTCTGGCATGCCCTCAACGCTGAGCTTGGATCAATCGGGGATAAACAAACTAAAGACCTATCAAGAATGTACTATATCCCTGCGAAATATGCTAATAGTAACAACTTTATCTTCACTCATCATGGGGATGTTATCAATGTATCTGATTTACTTGCTAAGCACCCCTATGTAAGTAAGAAGAGTTCTAATACCCTCTTCGACAGTCTTCCCGAAGAAATGCAAAAAAAGATTATACAGCATCGTAAGGAACAGATGGTTAACACCGATATCAAATGGAACTCGTATCACGACTGCCCGTTTGTTAACAAAAGACTTATTGCTGAATATAAAACCATATCTGAAACCGGTTGGTATCACAAGATGTACCAGCTTATGGTATCCATATCAGCTAATGCACTTAAGAAAGAATACCCTATTACTGTACAAGAGGTTGCTACACTTTGCAAAGAGCTAGATCTTGAGACTGGTAATTGGTATGCAAATCGACCACTTGATAAAGAGGCAGAGAGAGCTATAGAGTTCGTCTATGGGAATATGTAATGAAAGACTTTAATATAAGAGATATTGATCCCGAATTATTAAGAAGTAGAGCAATTGCAGAAGGTAATAAGATCTACCAAGGAAGTACTCGCGGTAATAGAGATTTGCAAGAGGTTCTTACCACCTGCATGCACGGCCAAGCTGCAGAGATTTTCTTAATGAACCAGGGGTTTATTGACGACGATCGGGAATATAAAGATCTATTTGAACCTATCCGCCTAGGTGGGAATTCTATAGAGGTAAAGGTAACCTCTTTTGAAAACTATATTCCCTTTGTATTAAAGCGATGTGCATATAAGATACAATACAAAAACATAAACCACCCTAAAAGAGTTTATCTTTTTATAAACGATAAAAAAAGTCCAACCTATTTCTTTAACGGAATATACGATTGGAACGATAGGGATTTACAATTCTTTAAAAATATGGTACAATATAACATTGTTACAGAGGAATCCTCATGAAAGAATCGCTTAAGGTACTACAAGAATGTGCCGAAATCCAAGCTAAGAAGTCTAACGACTACCAGAACCCAAACTCACGTATAGTTCAAGCCGACTACTATCCCCGTGGTGTATCGACTATTCTCGATATTATTCACGGCAAGGTGCTTCGGCTACGATCTGTTACTGAAGCCATGGAATTGGATCCTTCATATACTCCCAATTACGAATCCGTAGAAGATTCGGCTAAAGACCTAATTAACTATGCATCCTTTCTAGTTGCTTATTCTAGGGGTCAAATCCCTGGTCAAGACCCCTCCAATGACTTCCTAAATCGTCCGCTACAGCAAGTTAACACATCTCCTGAAGATTAGTCAGAGCCCTAAGCGTTACGATTTATGACGATTTAGGGGTATACATCAGGTCTATTATAGGGTATAATACTCATATAAATTAAACAAAGGACCAAATTTATGGCTATAGATCGAATAGAGTATGACAAAGCTTCTAGACTTCGTAACTTTTACTACGGTGATGAAGACTATAAGCTTATCGGGTCTATTAACAAGATCCAGTGCTTTGTCTCTGTTCAGGACGAGGTCATGATGGACGTGACCTTTGTCTCTCCCAAAAATTCTAAGTGTGGTTACACCGTTTGTGAAATCGGTCTAACTCGGGGAAACGACGAAAACCCAGTTTGGGGAATAGATATTACCCGTGTGGATTCACGTTTTCAGGGACACGGTCTTGCTCCTAAGTTCTATAAGTTCTTAATCTCTAAGCTTGGTATTACACTTAAAGCTGGATCTATGCAGTCACCCGGTGGACGAATTATTTGGACTCAGCTATCTAACCTAAACAATGTAACAGTCTATGCTAAGACTAAAAATGGCAAACCCTATCATGTAGATTCAAACGACGAAGGAACAGAATTAGTCTCTTCCGGTCGTTACCAGATCTATGATGGGAAATCTGAAACTGAGCTATTCGCCTTCGCGGCTTAAAGGAAATTATATTATGAATGATTATTTTGAAAAATGTATGCAAGCAGATCGACACGTTGTTAGCGGTAAGCAAATTATGGAATGGGTTACAGAGTCTCTTAAGAGCAAGCCTATGCTAAGCAGCTTAGATGAGGTTAACCTAAAAATGGCTATTGATTGGATTGAAGGAGCGCAGGAATACCTTGACTCTACCAGTTAAGTTGTTTTTAAAAGTATTACGGTGGATAGAATAATGGAAAGAGAATTGATGGAAGTCTTAGCAGGAGGACTCTTTATATTGTCTTGCTGCTACATGGGGTTTGCTCTTACGATGTACTATAAAGCCTCTAAAAATAATAGGAAGCTTTATGATAAAAGCAATGTTAAATATCGTGATGGAGACAACACATGAAGCATAAAGTAAAAGGTAACAGAGACTACGCTGCTCAAGCTAACAAGCTAATAAGAAACCTTAATTTTAATAAAAAATACGAACTCTATGAAATCGTAACTTCTAAGCTTAAGTATCCTATGCATCTTGATGATGTGCGTCTATGTGAGCTTGAAGCAGTTAAGATAGCAATAGAGGAATCAAAGAATATTGATTCAGATCGATTAGCTGGTATTGTTCGCGGTTACGGCACTATGGCTACAGAGGGTAAGCCGGGGAAAGCTCGGTACGGTGAATGAAAATAAAAATAGAAGTTGAAATAGATACCACAGAGGATCGTGACGAGATATTATATTTAATTGAACTGCTTAAAGATATTAAAGAGGCACAATAATGAATTATCCAACATTCCAAAAGGTTATTGACGACCTAGACAAGTCTTATAAGGCGAATCAAGGATTTGCTAATAGATGGAATCCTTACGATCTTGGTAAGTTTACTGTAACTTGGGAAGATGCTGGTTTATCCTATGAAGGTACTATACAGATATGCACGAAGCTTTCGTTAAAAGATTAATTAATAATTTCGATGGTAAGCGTTATATTGCTTTAACGATTGCCTATCAAGAATTCGATCTACCAGATACTTTCTGGAAGTCGATAATTCAGGATGACTTTGGAATGGCTGCAACAATCCTTCTAAATAAGTATCCTGGATATAAAGCAAACTTTATAGCTGAAACATTATGGGAAGGCTAAAAAGTTGTTTACATTATACCAAAAGTATGGTATAATAAACTTATCTTACAAAATAAAGTAAGATTTTTAATATTAATATATAAGGTAAAAATGATATGAGTAAAGTAACAAAAGAGTCAAAAGTACTAGCAGCACTTCAAGCGAATACAGCTAAGGGCATAACAGCCGCTCAGATGACTTCACGCTTCGGTGTAGCAAATCCTACTGCAACAGTCACTGCCCTTCGACAGAAAGGCTTTGCAATCTACGCTAATAGCCGTACTAACAAAGGTGGAGAGACACGTACTTTCTATCGATTAGGTACACCATCAAAAGCAGTGGTAGCTGCTGGCTATAAAGCTCGCGCAGCAGGCGCTTTTTTCTCTGTTAGTTAAAAGCTAAACTCGGAGGGGGTTGGGGCTTATGCTCCAATCCCTTTTTTGGTGTAAGGAGATTATTATGAATAGAGTATCCGGGCGTACATTAAACGAAGGCTTAAGATCATTAAGATTACTCCTTCTTAACCAAGGATATGAAATAGCTACAGAAAGATGGCAAGGTAAAGAACAACCTCCTACCTTCTTAGAAATACTACACGCTGATCTTGTTGCTCCTATGTATATTTCACAGGGCCAAGCATCTGAAGGATGTCGTGCTACACAGCCTTGGGCAGATATACATTTCGAAGAACGCGTATCTGGTATACCCCACAATCCCCCACCGTCACATAAAATGTGGCTTAAAGATACAGAAGATTACCTACAAGATAAAGCCTTCTCGCATTCCTATCCTGAGCGTATGTGGTGTAATACAGATACGAATGGTATTCGATTTAAGTACGGTAATCTTAACACAGCAGTAGAGCTACTCAAGAAAGAACCTAACACTCGACAGTGTTATATCCCTATGTGGTTTCCCGAAGATATTACAGCAGCAGCTCAAGGTGAACGAGTACCTTGTACCCTTGGATGGCACTTCATGCTTCGTGGAGAAGAATTACATTGCTCTTATCATATGCGCTCTTGCGATGTAGCACGCCATTTACACAATGACTTATTCTTTGCAAACGCTTTATGTTTATGGCTTATAGATAAGTCTGGTATCCAAGCAAAGCCAGGCTATCTTCACTTCTCAGCCACTTCATTACATTGCTTTGCCAACGATCGTTACGCATTGGAGAAACTAACTAAATAATGTGCGGATTTATTGCTTCCCAAAATTCAGACGTAGACCTAAAAAAACTTATAAACAATATGGCTTATCGAGGCATCCTTGGTTATAAGGGTTATCACGAAGAACCATTCTATAAGATAAAACTTTGTCATTATAGCTTACCCTTTGTTAATTTAGATCCAGATGTTGCTATTCAACCTGTTACGGTTAGCAATCGTAAATCATTATTTGTAGGGGAAATCTTTAACTACAAAGAGCTAGGTGCTGAAACAGACGGTATATGCATATCAGATGCATTCCACAACACTCTTAATTGGGTAGAAGAATTCCATAAGTTCGATGGCTTTTGGTCATTCGTTACAGAATATGAAGGTAGTCTAATTGCTATTACTGATTACCTAGCTCAAAAGCCAATATATTATCGTACAGATATCGAAGCCTTTGCTTCTGAAATCGATGTACTAAAAGAATTTGGCCCTGTAACAAGAGACGAGCTATTTCACTCTAACACTATGAAATGGGGATATGATCCTACAGGGTTAACACCTTGGAATGAGATTAAGCAGATCCCACCAGGATGCTACTATCACAAAGGTAACATCCATTCGTATTGGGATTGGTCAAAGGTTACCCGATCTGATTCTCTAGTAGATGATCTTCGTAAAGCTACTGAACTCCGGTTAGGTGGTGAACGCGAGGTGTCTATACTACTATCTGGTGGATTAGATTCGTCTATAGTCTACGGTCTAATCAAAGAACTTGGCCGTGATGTTAAAGCTATTCATGTAGAGAATCACGAAAAAGACTTTGCATCCCTTATGACCAAGGACCTTATTGAGGTAACACTCGATTCTGTATCAGATGAAGATTCAGTTAGAATACACCAAAGCCCAGTAGATCTTGGTTCGGTTAAGCCTCAGTTAGCTATGGGTAAGAAGCTTAAACAATTAGGCTTTAACGCTGTTATGACAGGCGATGGTGCAGACGAACTGTTTGGTGGTTACAGACGAGCAGAACAATATGATTCGCAGTATTCAGACGTATTCTGCGAACTTCCATACTATCACCTTCCTAAGCTAGATCGAACAATGATGTATTATACAATCGAGCTTAGAACTCCCTTCCTCGCTCCTAGCGTTATTAAGCATGCTCTTGAATTACCATATGAAATGCGTATGGGTAAAAAGCAAAAGCTTATCGACGAATTCGCTTACTTACTCCCAAAAGAAATTTTAGAAAGACAGAAACATCCGCTTAAAACAGATTCAATTCGTAATGACCCTATGAAGCAAAGGACGATTAACAACGAAATATGGAGTAAATTATATGGAAGATAAACTATGGGATAAGCGCTATCTTAATTTAGCTAAAGAGGTAGCACTGTGGTCAAAAGATCCTTCTTCAAAGATTGGATCTGTTGCTATTGGCGGTCAAGGCCAAGTCCTTGCTCAGGGTTACAACGGCTTTCCTCGTGGTGTAGACGATAGCGTAGAAAGATATAGCGATAGAGAAACAAAGTACAAGTATGTAGTTCATTCTGAAATGAATGTTATATACAATGCTTCATATAATGGGGTATCACTCAAAGGATCAACCTTATATGTTTATGGCCTACCAGTATGCTCAGAATGTGCTAAAGGTATAATACAAACTGGAATTTCTCGTATTGTAATGGGTAGTGAATCGTTACCTGAGAGATGGATGGAATCGTTTGAAACAACTAAGATCCTATTTGATGAAGCTGGCGTCAAATGGGAATTCATATAAAAGAGTATACAAAATTGCAATACTATGGTATAATAGTAGACTATATTAAAGAGGTAACACTATGTCGATAATGGATAAACTAAAAAAGAACTCTAAGCTTAAGCATACCCAAATCTTAAGCAAATCAAAGTTCTTTACTGATAAGGATATGGTACCAACAGACGTACCAATGATTAACGTAGCACTTTCTGGGTCTATAGATGGTGGGCTTAGTCCTGGACTAACAGTTCTTGCTGGTCCATCTAAGCACTTTAAGACCTCATTTGCCCTAGTTATGGCTTCTGCTTATATGCGAAAATATCCAGAAGCTGTTATGCTGTTTTACGATTCAGAGTTTGGATCACCACAATCTTACTTTGAGTCTTTCGATGTTGATCCCGGCCGTGTACTCCACACTCCCGTTACTAACGTTGAAGAGCTTAAGTTCGATCTAATCAATCAACTAGAGTCTATTGAGCGTGGTGATAAGGTCATTATCGTTATTGACTCAATCGGTAACCTAGCATCAAAGAAAGAATTAGACGATGCTATAAACGAAAAATCAGTTGCTGATATGTCTCGTGCTAAAGCTCTGAAGGGTCTATTCCGTATGTCAACACCTTACTTGACTATGAAAGATATCCCAATGCTTGCTGTTAATCATACCTATCAAGAAATGGGTCTATTCCCTAAAGCTATCGTCTCTGGCGGTACTGGCATCTATTACTCTGCAGACAATATCTGGATTATTGGTCGTCGTCAGAATAAGAAAGGTACAGACGTTGTTGGATATGACTTTGTGGTTAACGTAGATAAGTCTCGTTATGTTAAAGAGAAATCTAAGGTACCAATTACAGTTTCTTGGGATGGTGGTATTGAAAAGTATTCTGGCCTACTTGAAGTTGCTCTTGCTGGCGGCTTTGTTGCTAAGCCAAGTAATGGATGGTATTGCCGTGTAGATAAGTCCACTGGGGAAATGGTAGAACCAAAGGTACGAGAAGCCCAAACTCTTCAAGCTGAGTTCTGGGAGCCTATCCTAGAAGAAAAAGATGGATTCAAAGAGTTTGTTAAGGAGCACTATACAATTGGATATCGCTCTCAAATACCAGACACAGTATTAGAGGATTTACTTTTGGAGGAAAATGGTGTATAATAGTATAACGAAATATGATTACGAGCGTATATCATATATTGAAAATTCTGACCACGATTCGTTTAAGATACTAAATGGGAAATATTCTGGTACAATTTTAACATACGGTAAAATTGCTTTAACAGAACCAACTACCAAAGATTCAGATGAGGCAACACTTTCATATGAATTCAATATTAATGAAACACCGTTAGACGGTGATCTTTCAGAATCGGTAGAGTTTCAGAACTATGCCGGTGACATGCTTCAAGTAATAATAGAAGAAGCCTTAGAAGAAAAACACCACATTGGAGAAAAGCCCGTTGATACAAACAGTCATTTTGAGAAATCTTATAACTAATGATGACTTTACTCGTAAGGTTATTCCCTTCTTACGAAAAGAATACTTCGAAGGTTCACACCGAGTAGTATTTGATAAGATTCTTGAGTTTGTTGGTAAGTATAACAAGCTGCCAACTCAAGAATCCCTAAATGTTGATTTAGATGAATCCTTCCTTAACGATCAGCAGTTCTCTGATGCTGCTGACGTTATTCGGGAAATCTCTTCCCCTGCTGAAAACCCAGACGCTGATTGGCTACTAGAACATACAGAAAAGTGGTGTCAGGATCGTGCAATACATCTTGCTATTATGAAGTCTATCTCTATCATCGACGGCAAAGACCCAGATATGACTAAGAATGCTTTGCCAGAGTTACTCTCAGAAGCTTTATCTGTAGGCTTTGATACAAACGTTGGTCACGACTATCTTGCCAATGGCGAAGAAAGATATGAATTCTATCATCAGGTAGAAGATAAGATCCCATTTGACCTTGATCGATTCAACGAAATAACCAAAGGTGGCTTACCTAAGAAAACTCTTAATATTGCTCTTGCCGGTACTGGCGTTGGTAAGTCTTTGTTCATGTGTCACGTTGCTGGTTCAGTCTTGGCACAGGGTAAAAACGCTCTTTATATTACTATGGAAATGGCAGAAGAAAAGATTGCAGAACGTATCGATGCTAATCTAATGAATGTAGCTATTGACCAGCTTGGTAATCTTTCCAAAGATATGTTTACATCCAAGGTAAAAAATATAGGGGATAGGTATCAGGGTCAACTACTGATCAAGGAATACCCAACTGGCAATGCTCATGTTGGTCACTTTCGTGCACTGCTTAAAGAGCTCAAGCTTAAGAAAAACTTTATGCCAGATATAATCTTTATTGACTATTTGAATATCTGCGCATCATCTCGTATGAAAGGTATGGGCGGTGCAATTAACTCTTATTCCTATATCAAAGCAATTGCAGAAGAGATTCGTGGTCTTGCCGTAGAGTTTAACGTTCCCATTATGTCAGCTACACAAACTACACGATCCGGTTTTGCCAACTCCGACGTGGGGCTTGAAGATACCTCGGAATCATTTGGTCTACCTGCAACAGCAGACTTAATGTTTGCACTTATCTCAAACGAAGAGCTAGACAATCTTGGTCAGATAATGGTCAAGCAATTAAAAAATCGATATAACGATCCTGGTACAAATAAGCGATTTGTTATCGGTGTAGATAGAAGTAAGATGAAGCTATTTGACGTAGAGCAGTCAGCACAACTTGGATTAACAGATACTGGCGTAACTACAAATACTAATTATGGTGCTAAAAAATACGAAGGATTTAAGGTATGATGGTAAAGCTATTAAGCTACTCTAAAGCTACTGGAGAATACGAGTTCGGGGACAAGACCGAATTACAAGATATTATAGCATACTGTGCTAGAGTATCTAACCCTGCTAATCAGAGCAATACAAAGACAAATGAAAAGCTTCTTAGTTATCTTGCTAAGCACAAGCATTGGTCACCCTTTGAAATGGTATCAGTGTGTATGGAAATTGAAACAACTCGAGATATAGCTCGGCAAATACTTCGTCATAGATCGTTTAGCTTTCAGGAGTTTAGCCAGAGATATGCAGATCCAACAGAAGATCTAGACTTTGTATTGCGAGAAGCTCGATTACAGGATACTAAGAATCGACAAAACTCTATAGAGATCGATGAACTCTCAGGTCCTGAGGGACAGCAACTACAAAAAGATTGGGCAGCAATTCAGTATCAGGTTATTCACGAAGCAAAGATGGCTTATCGATGGGCTATTCAGAATGGTATTGCTAAAGAGCAAGCCCGTGCAGTACTGCCTGAAGGTAATACAGTCTCTCGACTATACATGAATGGTACTCTTCGTTCTTGGCTTCATTATATAGAGTTAAGGTCGGAAAACGGGACACAGAAAGAGCATATTGAAGTAGCTAAAGAATGTGGTAATCAAATAGCAAAGGTATTCCCTTCAATTTTAGAGATGGTAAACTAATGGAACTTATATCAACATATTGGCGTGACTCAGATAATTCTACTGCAAAGGTATATAAGAAGGTAGATGAAAAATGTACTATTCAATATTATAGCAATCTTGGAGTTCTATTGGGCAGTGAATCCTTCCCTGATAAGACATTGCGCTATCATGAGGATGCAGCAGAGAATTGGGCATTAGGTATTAAACTGACACCTTAGGAGGAATTATTATGCTAAACCTTCATAGAATAACTTGGCCAGATGGACATACTTACGATGGTCAAGCGATGGGTCTTTTAGAAGAAGATCCGGTCAGACCTCATATTCCTAAATTAGATAGAGTTATAAAGAATCGCGAGGTCCTTTATCTTTTGTCTAATAGCGGTAAAATTAATGCTATAGTGTGTATATCAATTAATGATAAGCAGGCTATATCAGAAGAAGACCTATCCTCCTGGAGATATGGGGAAAAGAAAGATGTAGAAAATATGTTTGCTCATCTCTATACCGTATGGAGTTATAGCAAAGGTGCTGGAAGAGATATTGCCTTTGCAGCAATTGAATATATAAAGTATACGTATCCGAATGTAAAAAGAATTCTTACTCTATCCCCTAAAACGGAAATGGCTAAAAAATTCCATCTTAAAAATGGAGCAATTGAATTACAGGTTAATGAAGATACAGTTAACTTTGAATATAAAATTAAGGAAATATAATGTATTTAGAACCGTGGATGCTTGGTGGCTTATTCGTTTGGTGGCTCGCTTCTGTTTATGCGATATCAAAAAAAGAGAGAGAAAAATCATTTGCCGTAGGATTAAGTCTTGGTGTTAAATACACCATAACAGGATATGTGAAAGACAGGACTATTAGCTATAAGAGAGTTTGTGCGTCTCTTATAGATGACTTAAATTCAGGAGCTGTACAAATAGAGGACTATGAATAGTGTATGAATATAAAGCAAAAGTAATAAAGGTAATAGATGGAGACACCGCAGATGTAGACATTGATCTTGGCTTTGATATAATACTGTCTAACCAAAGAATTCGTTTTATGGGTGTTGATACACCAGAATCCAGGACTTCCGATAAAGAAGAAAAGGTATATGGCCTATTAGCGAAGGACTTCGTTCAATCCCATCTTGTAAAGGGTGATTATGTTACTCTGCAGACATTTAAGGACGATCGGGGTAAATTCGGTAGGGTTCTAGGCGATTTTAAAGTATACGACACCAATAATGATCGATGGACTACTCTTTGTAGGCTGCTAATTGAAAATAACTTAGGTGTAGCATATCACGGTCAAAGCAAAGACGATATTAAAGAAGAGCACCTTAGAAACAGACAGATTCTTTCTGAAAAAGTAAATCTTAGGGTTAAAATTGAAAAAGTAAATCTTAGGGTTAAAATTCCGTAAAGTTACGATCTGTGACGATCTTTTTTCTTTAATAAAATCAATGGCTTATGAGATTGTTTTTCATAAGCCATTGTTTTATATAGAGTTTTTATTTTGGTCATATTATTTACAAAGGGCCCGTACTACGGTATAATACTCTCGTAAATTAAACAAAGGACCAAGATTATGCTAGTTACTGTCTTCCATAAAGAATACGATCAAAACGATAACAAAGTGTTTAATAAGATGTGTGTTGTTAAAGCTCCATTTGAATCAGTTGACGAAAACCTTGAGTATGCTTGGCGTTACACTAATAACATCAACGGCTCATGGTCACGTAACGACATTGGAGACAAC